TACCGTGCTGTCCACGCATGTACTTGTTGCCCTGTCGAATCTAGGTCACCCCCATCATAAAGACTTTATCTCAGTAATGATATCATAAACTTTTGAATAAGCATCGGAAATCTTTTCTAAATTTTCTTCAGTCAATGTTATTCCCTCACGGGCTTCACACTTAACTAAATCTTTAGCTAAGTTTTCCTGCAATTCTTTAAGTTTATTATCCACTTAAATCCTTATGGTGGAGGTGGGGGGATTCGCACCCCCGTCCAGGACACTTTTCTCTTTGCTTCATACAGCAATAACACTAATTATAACACAACAAAACTAGTTTGTGTGGTAATAATATATTATGGTTTTGTCGGCCAAGTTACTGAATTTGGAAAATCAGCTTGTAAAGTTATATCCCTCAATGCTTGACGATATGGTGCCCACTTATCTTTTGTCGCTTGTGGTACATCCGCACCTTGAGTCCAGTCAGTTTCTTTAATTAGAATATCTCTCCAAATTCTAAGTTCTTTTGCTTTTTCCTCTTGCGTTGGTGGTTGGTATTCTTCAACTTCACCAAATTCGCCAGCGACACATCTTTCAAAAATCTCATGCGTGTGTTCTAAATCACCAGAAGGAACTGCTGTGAACCATACCCAATCTTCTGGTAAATGTGAAAAATTAACTTCACAGTTTAATCTTGTATGTTCTGGATTTAACCATTTTGGATTTCTAACCTCAGTAAATTTAATTCCAATAGAAGAATTATTCACAGTATCATCTATTGAAGTATTGTCTGGTGGAGTATATACGGGTGTCATTGGTATCGTTGTCATTTTATAAATCCTATTTAACTAACTCTTGTATATATTTGTGAGCCCGTTGCAGTTGCACTATAACCATGATTTCTCCAAGTTCCACTCAATCCAGCTGAACCTCCATTATATGTTATATTTGATCCTGCGGTGGTATTGCCTGGTGTTACAGAGATTCCTGTCCAGTTGTAAAAGAGACTTCCAATATCATTTCTAACATTTCCGTTATTGGTTGTTCCATCACTAAAATTTATTCCGCTTGCTGTTAGGGTTGAAGCCATTTAACTTATCCTTGTCCATAATTGATAACCACCAGTAGCACTAGTATGTCCTCCCATAAATCTCCAAGTCCCAGTGAATCCAGAATTGAAATTTCCAACACCAGGTCTCGTATAATTCATGTCGCTACCTGCTGTGGTACCATCAAGAGTTGTTGAAATTGCTATATAAACGGTAACATATGATCCTGTTCCACCAGCAGTTGTCCGATTAATTCTGCCACCAGAAGAAGTGGTTATTCCAGAAGAAGATAGCGTTGCTGCCATTAGCTTACCCTAACATACAACTGTTTTTGGTCATAAGCCGCTGTAGTATCTGTTGACCAACCCATTAATCTCCAAGTTCCTGAATTTCCAGCATTGTAATTTCCAACTCCCGGATATGTGTACATCATGCCAGCGCCTGAAGTTGTATCAAACATAGTTGTGGCGCCACCTGATGAAAAATAATAAACATACCAATAACTTCCTATGCCATTTTTTGCGCTAGAATAAATCGCTGAGCCATTGTCACCGACAAGTCCAAATGAATCTAATGTGCATCCCATATTAATATTTCCTTACTTTTTCTGATTCCTGTAAAAACTAATGTACTCTAGTAAAGTATTTATATGTTTTCTCATTGGCTCCACAAAGATGATTGGGTTATCTTCCTGAACAGCCATGATAACAACTATTTGCTCAATTCTTACACCAATCAATTCTTCATACATCAATGCATAAGCAGTACATTGTGCAAAATATGCAGGAATATCTTCCGCAGTTTTCACTCTGCTGGATGTCTTAAAATCAATGACAGAAAGAACCCCATCATATTCCGCAATACAATCTACACGCCCAGCCATGCCAAGTTTTGTTGACCACAATGCACATTCTTGATAGTGAATGTTGTTGATTTTATTTAGATACGGCTTTACTTTTCTAAACAACTCCAAAGCATCAGGCATTGGTTTACCTATGTCTTGATTATTCAAATACTTTTCGCATAGCGTATGCATACGTGTACCACGACCAGAAGCAACCCGTGAAATACGATTTGCTTCATCTGCACCAACACGCTGTCGCCATTCGTAAATAGCTTTCTTGCCCCTTGCACCCAAGACTGTTGTTACAGATGGCAATCTCTTACCATCTGGCGTCACATAAAATCTTCCGTTCTCCAGTGTTTCTGATTTTAAATCAGCAAGTTCTTTTGGTGGGCAATACGTAAACATAATTTAATTACTTGCATCCTCATGTTGCATTTTTGCTAGAATGTAGTCTTTCACTAATGAAGACCGAACGATATCATCTGCGGTAAATTCAATTCTAGTGAATGCATTCATGTGCATTGCAATATCAAAGAATTTTAGAATACCACTCATATCATTTTTCTTTTTGTTCAAGTCTGTTTGGCGATAGTCACCACACCAGATAATCTTTGAACGATAACCAACACGGGTCATAACAGTATCAATTTCTTCAAACGTCAAATTTTGCATTTCATCAACGATAATAATTGCATCATCAAATGACATACCACGAATGAATGATGTTGAAATGAATTCAACATATCCTTGTTCTTCAAGTCTTTGATACGCATCTTTGCGACCAAACAAAGTGTGACAAATTTGTTGATATGGTTGCTGATAGATTTCCATCTTCTCCGCAACATCGCCGGGTAAGTGTCCCATCTCTCTTGATTGTACCGCTGAACGGACAATAATAATTTTGTGAAATGGATTACTCTTATCTAAAACTTCTTCTAGTGCTTTGTACAATGCACAAAATGTTTTACCTGTTCCTGCTACACCGTGTAATGCTACAAAATAATCGCCTCTCTTATATGCATCAAAAAATAATTTTTGATTGTTTGTTAGTGGGTCAAAAGTCTTTAAATCATCTATTCTGATTTTTAATGCATTCGTTGGTTTCGATTGCACATCAGATTCATCAACAAGTCTAATTCTTGTATTTGCTTTTCTTGCCATGAAAGACCCTCTAAGTTTTAATGCCATTATCCCTTTGTGTGTTTTTTAATCACCTGTTCGGTTCTGGCTTGTTTAATGGATTTTTTTGAGTGCTTGTCAGCCAAGTCACTAGCAGGATGTGCTTCGGAGATTTTGGATAGAACCTCTTTAAAGCCATCAGGCACTCGGTTCTGCTTTGATGTAGACACGCCCGTTACAATCGCTGGTGCGGTAATCACCGATTGTATGTTTGGATTGGTTTTCAGATATTCTTCACGTTCAGATATTTTCATAAACGCTTCAAATTCTTCACCAGTTTCATTGTTCAAGAAATTATATGTAGGCATGTTACACTCTTATATAGCACAGAACCAGGAAGGAATATTTCTTTTCTTCCAGTTTGCAAGATGATTTTTGTTGTTTATGTAGTAATTCCGATACGATGCAATAGAATCGCCGGGAATTTTCACTTCATCAGGCATAGCAGGAGTTGGTTCAGTAAATGGACCAACAGGAATATTTTTGGGTCTATAACTCAGTGCTTGTGAAAGTCTTTCACATGAATGAATTTTACCATAACGATGCGTATATTCGTCCATCAGTGCGCCAAACAGTCTGTACAACCAAGCATAGTTGGCATCAGATTGTCTTACCCATACGGCTGAAGGATGATTGATATGAGTAGCAGAATAAAGCACAGATTCACGCCCGTCAGGAAGAACATATCTAGTTTGTTTGCGACCAGTTTTAGAGAGGCCAACAGATTGAGTGCCATCAAGATAACGATGAGCAGTAGAAAGTAATTGAGCATATTCAAGGATCATTTTAACACAATGCTTGTCGTTGTGCATCATAGCACAATTAGAAACATCATGGTCAAGGTAAAAAATATTCATAGTTTCATCTTTATTCGCGGCACATCTTGCCAATAGCCAGCTAGTTTAATATTTCCAAATTGGTCATGGACATTTTTTTTCACTTGCAAAGCAACTCTAGTTATTTTTTCATCATCATCAATATATTCAACAACTTGAAATTCATAACTGATTGGTTCAGGAAAAGTCATTGTAGGACCAGCAGTATTTACCTGTACAACAGGTACCGTAGTATACGTGTGAGTAGATAAGAATGACATAGTTTACCAATGGCGAATTACGCCCGCTATAATAAAAATGTTAGTGATGATGTATGATAACACAATCAGCGACCGAATGCAAGCAATTTTATCAGCCTCACTATTATCTTCTCCAGCTTTTTCGCCTAATGCTTTAGCCCATAATTTCCACATTCCGATTCTCCATAGAAAAAAACCTGAGCATTGCACCCAGGCTAAACTTTAGAAGTTTTTAACTTAAGCCGTAGTAGAAGGCTCGGTAACCTCAGTCACAGTAAGGACTTCGGTTTCTTTTGCAGGCTTTGCTTGCAAATCTTTTAGCGTTTTCACAGCATCAAGAACGATACCGCGGTCACGCCAATATTTAACAACACCGTCGGATGTTGGATTCATAAGTTGATACGATTCAACTTTACGACCATCTTTCACGACACGGATAACGGCCTCACTCCGAATTTTAATTTCAAGGATGTGAGCCGACAATTTGTATTTCAAGGCATCGCCAAGTAAATTCTCAAACACTTCTTTTTTAACCGCATCACCAGTCATAAGCAATTGGAAGATTGGCTCCCATGCTTTCAAACGAACGGTCTTAGCAGGTTTAACATTTTTAGCTTTGGTCATAATAAACTCCATTTAATTTAAGAAAATACATTATACAATAAAAATTGCCATCTGTCAACCAGATGGCTGGTAATCATGCGGCTTTTTGCAACATGATGGTAGGATACTTAACGAACCCGGTAGTATCTTTTTTTGCTTTGCCTTTAGCATAGAGACCGACAATCACACCCTTTGGGTCAAGGAAACGCAAGTCGGATTCATCGCCGTTAAAGACTGGGCGAGAAAGGTAATCAACTGGCATCGGCAATGTTTTTTTGATACCGAA